TTCTTTTAGAAAATCGAGATAAAAAAGAAGATCAACAAAGATATCTGGTTTGGTTTTCTGCATTAACAGTAACAACTTTTATTATAGTGTTAATGACACCCCTTGTTCCTATTGAAAGAATTGACCACCTCTCAGGAATTGCTGAAATTTGGGTATTAAGTAACATGGGAGTCTTGGCTTCCTTCATAGGATTTAATCAGCTTGCAAAAAGAGGAGCTAAAGATGACATTAAAGGCTAAGAAAACAATAAAGAAAGTCGTAAAAGGTTTAAATAAAGCCAGTAAGACACACGCAGGACAAGCTAAAGCATTAAAGTCTATAAGTTTAAAGACAGGTGGCAAAGCTAAGTCTAGAGTAAACGAAGCAGGTAACTACACAAAACCAGGCATGAGAAAAAGAATGTTTTCAGCAATAAAAGCAGGGTCGTCTGGAGGCAAGCCTGGTCAATGGTCGGCAAGAAAAGCTCAATTACTAGCCGCTAGATACAAAAAAGCAGGTGGTGGTTATAAAAATTAATGGCGAAAGACCCTAAATTAGGAACAGGAAAAAAACCAAAAGGTTCTGGAAGGAGGCTTTATACAGATGAAAATCCCAAAGATACAGTCAATATTAGATTTGCCACTGTGGCAGATGCCCAAGCAACTGCTCGTAAGGTTAAGCGTATTAGCAAACCGTTTGCTAGAAAAATTCAAATCCTTACTGTCATGGAACAAAGGGCAAAAGTCTCAGGAAAAACCAAACAAGCTCAAATCGCCAAAAGGGCAAAAGAAGAAATTAGAGCAAAGCACAAAACGAAAAAGGGGAAGACCTAAGAAAAATGCCACTTAAAAAGTCACAAAAAAGTTTAAAGAACTGGTCAAAACAAAAGTGGAGAACCAAAAGTGGTAAGCCTAGTGCTAAGACAGGTGAACGCTATTTGCCTGAAAAAGCAATTAAATCATTGTCTCCACAAGAATACGCATCAACAACAAAAGCTAAACGTAAAGGTACAAAAGCAGGTAAACAATTTGTTAAACAGCCTAAAAGTATAGCTAAGAAAGTTAAGAGGTTTAGATAATGTTACAAAGTTTAATTGCACCTGTTACAGGGTTGCTAGATAAATTTATTGAGGACAAGGATCAAAAAGCAAAGCTTGCCCACGAAATAGCTACGATTGGACAAAAACACGCTCAAGAATTGGCAATTTCTCAAATAGAAGTTAATAAAGCAGAGGCGCAGTCAGGGTCATTGTTTAAGGGTGGCTGGCGACCAGCAGTTGGCTGGGTCTGTGCGATTGCTTTCCTATATCATTTTTTATTAAAAGACATAATTATCTTTGTGTGTGCCTTTGTAGGTGTTGATGTTCCAGATTTGCCAGATTTCGATATGAGTACGTTGCTAACGGTTTTAGGTGGTATGCTAGGAATTGGCGGCTTGAGGACATATGAAAAGCAAAAAGGATTAACAAAATGAAATGTTGGCATTGTAAGAATGAGTTAATATGGGGTGGTGACCATGATGTTGAAAACAATGAAGAATATACAATGGTTACAAATTTATCCTGCCCACAATGTGATTCCTATGTGGAAGTTTATCTTCCAAAGGATAAAGAGAATAATAACGCCACCATCAATTAGGTGCGAAGTTTGTGGTCATACTATGGAGAAGATGGATGATCAGCTTACTTGCAAGTATTGTGAGGGTTTCTACTCCTACGACATGTCAAAGGATTGGATAGATTTTATTATAAAAAATGCTATTATAGTAAAAAAGGAGGAAGACGATGAAAGATAATTTTGACGAGTGTTTAAAAATGTTACTACACCACGAAGGGGGCTATGTGAATCATCCAAAAGACCCTGGGGGCGAAACAAACCTGGGAGTTACGAAGAGAGTGTATGAGAAATGGGGTGGTACTAAGGACATGAAAGACCTTACAGTCGAAGATGTAGCTCCTATATATAAGAAAAACTACTGGAATCGCTGTAAATGTGATGACCTAGAATCTGGCGTTGATTGGGTAGTTTTTGACTGGGCTGTTAATTCGGGAACTGGTCGCAGCGCAAAGGCTATACAGAAAATATGTGGGGCATCACAGGATGGTGCTATAGGTCCGAAGACATTAGCGTTAATTAAAACACAAGATACAGAATATGTTATAGAAGAGTTTGGTAAGATACGTCAGAATTTCTATGAGTCATTAAAAACATTCAATACTTTTGGTAAAGGTTGGACAAGAAGAAACAAAGAGACAACTGAAAAAGCTATAAAGATGATGGAAATCAATGAGTAAAGACCCAAGATTAGCTAGAGCAGGTGTATCAGGGTTTAACAAGCCAAAGAGAACACCTAGTCATCCAAAGAAGTCACACATAGTTGTAGCCAAAGAAGGCGACAAGATTAAAACAATACGCTTTGGTCAACAAGGTAAAGCCGTAGGAAAGTTAAAAGGCACAGCAGGTAAACCTAAAGCAGGAGAATCACAACGCATGAAGAACAAACGTAAGAGCTTTAAGGCTAGACATGGTAAAAATATTGCCAAGGGTAAGATGTCAGCGGCATATTGGGCAGATAAAGTAAAATGGTAATACGAAGAATTTTTATATCTATATGGTTTTTATTGTGGTTTTGGCTGTTTATGAACATATCTGTAGACGCAAAAGACTTCACTTCACATTCGACTTGTTGTATGATAAAAGTTCAAGTGAACTTTTTTAGAGGTTATTGATGGCACTCCCTTTAATATTAGGATTATTAGGATCAAGTTTAGGTGCAGGAAGCGCAATAGGTGCTATAGGCGCAGGAGCATTAGGATCAGGTCTTGGAAGATTTATGGAGACAGGAGACTTTGAAGAGGGTGTAAAGACAGGAGCTTTAAGTTTCTTTGGTGGTCAAGCTCTAGGTAAGGGGTTAGAAGCTTTTGGTGGTGCAGGTAGTATGACACCTAGTAATGCACCTATTTCATCATCATTAGGTCAAAACATGATAAAACCAACTCAAACGTTTGGTCAAAACCTAATGACTACATTAAAAGACCCTGTTAGTTTAGGTCAGGCAACTATAGCTCAAGGAGCTATACCTCCTCCTGCAATGCCAGAAGAAGAGGATGTTGATTTTGACAATAGAGAAAGAATGGCACCCAGGAGAATAATGAGAAGACCACCTCCTGGCTACAGACCAGGCTTTGATGCAGAGTTTGACTATGGTGTAGCTCCTAACTATGGAACACAGGTTATGAACATGGGTGGATTGGTGGGGCTACTAGGCAATCCAAAGGTTCAAGATGCACTAAGCAACGTTGCAGGGATTGCTTTGAATCCTGCTATGCAGAGAGAAGCTAATAATCTTATGACAGGAGAGTTCACGCCAGAGGGTTACTCGCCATTAACAATGGCAGATGCTGGCATGAAAGATGGTGGTCAGGCAGAGATGCAAGGTAATGACCCTCAAGAAATAATGCTTAATGCTATAAGAGCGTTGCAAGGAATGTCATCTGATCCTGAGAAAGATATTTCAGTATTTGTTCAAGCGTTTGGCAGTGAAGCACTCCGTGACTTACAGATGCGAGTGGCATCTGGAGAGATGGGTGGTGGAGAAGCAGGTTTAGGTAGGCTACTAGAAGGAGAAGGTGACGGCATGAGCGACAGCATTGATGCTGAGATAGTAAGTGATGAAATGTCTCCGTCAGGAAGTGGTGAGCCTTTGAAGGTAGCAGATGGTGAATACGTTGTAGCGGCTGATGCTGTTGCAGACATAGGAAATGGTTCTACAAATGCAGGAGCTAAGAAGTTAGATGACCTTATGAAAGAAGTAAGAAGGGCTAGACATGGAACAACTAAGCAACCTCCTGAGAAAAATATGATGAATGTTATAAGAAAGTCTGTTGCATGATATTTAGTGCTGTTCCAAAGCAAGTAATTGACGTTGTATGGGAAGATGTTAAGAAAGTATTAAAACCTGCTGTAGAAACAGCAAAAGGTAAGTTAAGTATAAAAGACGTAAAAGAGTATCTACATCAAGGATTTTATGAATTATGGGTAGTTATGGATGGAACAAAGGTAGTAGCCGCAATAACAACTCGTGTTATAGAATATCCTGAGAGAAGAGCGTTAGCTATGGATTTTATAGGTGGAACAAGAATGAAAGAGTGGCTACCAGAAGTACAGAAAACTATTGAGCAGTTTGCAAAAGAAAACAAATGTAGTCACTTGGAAGGTTATGGTAGAAAAGCTTGGGGTAAATGGTTAGATAAATATGGTTGGAAGCCAGATTACATAGCATATAGGATGGAAGTAAATGGGTAAAGGATCAGCACCTACAACAACAAAACAGGAGATTACTCAGACTAACCTGCCTGAGTATGTAAGACCTTATTTTGAAAGACTACTACAGAGAACAGAATCAGAGTCAAAGAGAGACTATGAGCCTTATGGTGGTCAAAGGATAGCTGATACTAGTAAAGATATTTTAGATTCAGAGGGTATGGTAAGAGACATTGCCTCAAGAGGTCTTCCTGGTTTGGACAAGGCTCGTACTAGAATAGAACAGGGTATGGCATATCAGCCTAGACAATTTACAGGTGCAGAAGTAGACAAGTATATGTCACCGTACATGGATGCCGTTATAGATAGGCAGAAAAAAGGCGCTATTGATGACTATAGACAGCAGATAGCAGGTGGTAGAGCAGGAGCTATTGAAGCAGGAGCGTTTGGAGGCTCTAGGGAAGGTGTCCAAAGAGCGTTAGGAGAAGAAGCTTTATACGACAGATTAGCTGATATTGAGGGAGCAGGTAGACAACAGGCATTTCAACAGGCTTCAGGTTTGTTTCAGTCTGACAGAGCGGCTGATGTAGAAGGTCAAAGACTTGGTATAGGTGCGGCAGGTCAGTACGCTAATCTAGAAGAAAGAGCCAGAGCAGGTGATGTTGAGTCAGCAAGGCTTTTAGAAACAATAGGAAAAGCAGGGATGGGAAGAGACCAAGCAGGTCTTGATCTAGCCTATCAGGACTTCTTGAGACAACAAGGATACCCACAAGAGAAACTTGGTTTACTGTCATCAGTTCTAAGAGGCATACCTGTACAGCCTAGTACGTCTACAAGGCAAATGACCCCGTATGACCCATTCGGAAGAGCTATAGGGTTAGGTTTAACTGCTCTTAGTGGAGCTAAATACTTTGGTTAGATACAATGCTTAATATATTACAGATTGAAGATAGACTTAAAGACATGTCAGAGGACTCTGTAAAGAGGATAGTGGTTGACCCTAATCCTTCTGTACCTGCTTTCTTGGCAGTTAATGAGCTTAACAGAAGAGACAGAATTAAAAAAGATTACCAGATGAGTCAACAGGAAGAAAGACCTACAGTGGCAGAGCAACTAGTTACTGGAGCAGGTATGCCAACACAAGCTGTAAGCGACATGGCTATGACAATGTCTCCTCAGACTAACGTGGCAGGTAACACAGGATTGGAAGCCATGATGCCCCAAAGGGCTACACCTGAAGAAATGCCTTCTGAAGAAGAGCAAGACGTAATGCTTATGGAAGATGAAGAGCCGTTAAGAATGAGTTATGGTGGTCTTATAAACTCAAGAATGATGGCTATGGGTCAACCTAGACTAATGGATTATCAGGAAAACAGGCACTATCCTATGGGAAGGAGAACTTTTCAGTCAGGTCTCGATAATTTAGGGCGTGACATATCAGGTAGAGTGCAGAATAGAACGCAAGAAGAAGTGCAAGAGTTTGTTGGTGATGTCGATAACATGGCTCAAGAAAGATTTGATGTAAATCTATCAGAGCCTAGTATGGGTGAAAGAAGACAAGGTGAAATGGAGAGAGGTTTTGGTGGCAAGGGTATGCCTCCCATAAGAAAACCAATGCCTTTTTTTAGAGCCATGAACGAAGGTGGTGTAGTCAGTATGAGTAATGGAGGTTTATTGCCTGAAGTTTCTCCTAGACCAGACGACACAGGAAAATATAGCGGCAAGTTAGGGAAATTGTTTGGCTTTAGTGGTGTAACTGGGTATGACATAGACAAAGCTGCTAAATGGGATGAAAGATTTGGTAAGTATTATAATAAAGACGGTAAAATAAAACCAGAATTTCAGGACATGGTGGGTCAAACCACAGTAGGTGACGCTAGTAACGTTCCATATGATGACAGAATAATCAGACAAGAAAAGACGGGAACAGATGATGAGTCTTTTGATGATACTGTAGATACAGGCACTAAAACACCACCTCCACCACCAAGAAATACAGCAGGTTCATCGTCTTTCGACAAGATACTAGGTATGATACAGGAAGATCGTGAGTCAGCAAAAGCACAGAGAGATCAAGACAGATACCTTGCGTTGATGCAGTTTGGTCTTAACTTGGCAAAAAGAGGGCAGTTAGAAGATACTGGCGAGGGTCTAAAGACACTAGCCATGTCAAACAAAGCCTATCAAGATCAACTTGCTAAACTTAGAGGTATGGATATTCAGGCTATGCTTACAAAAGAAACTATTGCAGGAAAAGAAAGAGTAGCAAGTGCCACAACTGCGGCAGCTCTAAAGAAAGCTTTGGCTAAATCAGAACTAGATGAAAAAGAATTATCGACTATGATATCAGGTCTAAGAAAAGATATATTTAATTATAGAAAATCTCTAGGTGGCATTGACGGAATTGATCTAAGTGATACAGATAAAGCTCAAGTTCAGATGGAATTAAAAAGAGCTATGGAAGACTTAAACAGGTATCAAGGTCTACTAGAGGGACTACAAAATCCAAGAGACATAACCAAACCTGTATATGGAGGATAAATGCCTCTTAAACTTGTTAAAAGCCCAAATACAGGTCGATACTACCCTGTAAACATTGCAGGAGAACTCCCAACAGACGAAGAAAAAGATCGTATAAAAAACTACATCACGCAAAGAGAACGTGGTGTTCCTTCTGTAGACAGCCAGATAGAATCTGAAACAGCTTACAAACCAAGATCAGGTATCTTTGGTGCTATTGATGTAAGCACTGACTTGATAGGCGCACACCTAGCTTCTGCTATGCAAGGTCTAGGTGAGTCAACTGGCTTAGAGGGTATGGCAAACTACTTTGGTGATATATCAGAGAGTTACACTGATTCAGCTGCTCAGAAGTCAGAGGGTCTAACAAGACTAAAAGAAGTTGAAGGCGTAGGAACGGCAGCAAAGTTTGCAGGAGAAGCCCTTGGTCAGGCAGGTCCTCAGATGGGTTTAGCTATGGGTGCAGGTGCAATAGCAGGTGGTGCGGCAGCTTTAATATCAGCACCCTTGGTAGCCCCTGCCGCTCTTATAGGTACATTTGCTATGACAGTACCTCTGTTATTAGGTGCTAACAGAGAACGTCAGAAAGAGGCAGACATAGACGCAGGAAGAAAGGTTGAAGTAAACGAAGGGGCGGCTTTTCTAGCGACACTACCACAAGCACTTCTTGAAACCTTTGGTTTAAAATTTATTACAAAGGTAGCCCAAGCAGGAGGTAAGTTTGTTCCAAGTAAATTTAAGACAGATGGTCTTCTTACTAAACTAGAAGTTGTTAAGCCAAAGATAGCATCAGGGATTGGCGTGGCAGGAGCTGCAGGATCAGGTGTCGTAGTAGAGGGCTTAACAGAAGTTGGTCAACAAATGATAGAGAGGATACAAGCAGGTCTTGAGCCTTTTGGCGATGAGGCAATGGAAGAGTATCTAGAGGCAGCCGTTGCAGGAGGTATAGTAGGTGGTGCTGTTAGAGGTACTGTTGCTACTGCACAGGAGCTATCAGGTCCTAACAAACAGATAAAAGCTAATGCAGAGCTTGAAGAAGACATTGAAATAAAGAAGCAAGAAAACAAAAAAGCACAGACAAATCAAAATAAATCCTACAATCAAAACCCACTAGCACTTACAGCACAGGAAGAAACACCTACTAACAGTGGCTTAACTCAGACAGATGAGAAACTAGCATCAGAGCAGATAGCCGAGAGGGAAGTGTCTGACCAGGAGTTAACTGAGGAGCAGTTGCAGAAGATACGAAGATGGAGAGAAACACAAAGAAACGAGAAGGGTGAGTTAATATATGTAGAAGGTCGTGATCCTGATACTGGAAAGATAATATTCAAGGACATACCCATAACCCTAAGAGAAGTTAGACTTGCTCTAGGTAATGTGGCTTCTGAGAAGTTGGCTGCGAAGCAAGGCTTAGACGTTGATAGAACAGAAATACCATTACAACCACCTAGAAAATACAGCTACGATCAGTATGAAAAGGTGTTAGATGTTATAAAGAAATCTAAGAAAACAAGGTTCTCAGAGCTTGAGATGGACTACATAATTGAAGGTGTAGTTAAAAATAGTTCAAGTGAACTTATTACGTCCATAAGAAATGACTTGGTTGGAATGGGCAATATAAGAGCAACTGAGGGAAGAACGTATACTCCTGAAGCCAAAGTAAAAGCAGTAACTAAAACGCAGTTTAAAAAAGAACAGCGTTTTACACTAGGTAGAGATGCTATTAGAGCCAATGAGCTAGAAAGACGTATATCTAAAGAGGAAGCTAATTTAAAGAAAAGCAGAGAGCAGTTAGAAAAAGCTAATGCTAAAGTAGAGAGCCTTGAGCAGCTGCAAGGGTTACCAATATACATAAAACAAGCAGATGGCAAAATAACCAATAATATTGATAGGTTTAATAAAGTATTAAAAACTAACTTTAGATCACCTGCTAAGAACGCTACACCAGAAAAAATAAAACAAGTAAAAGCGGCTATATCAGCCGTTCTTAAAAATCAACTTGGAGCAAAAAAATCAATAAAAAATTCTCCTACATCTTCTTACAAGAAAGTTGATGTTATCCAAACAAAAATAGACAGGATAGAAGGGTCTATAAAAGCTGCTAGAGATGAAATAGATGGTATGGAGACCAGTGACTCGATGGTGGACAACACTAGGAAAGGGCGTTCAGGTGGTGACCCTGATAATCCTGAGTTGTTGTTTTACAGAAGAAAAGCTGTTCAAGATAAACTTAAACTTCAAAAAAATAAAACAAGAAGATTAAGAAGGGAAAAGAAAGCCTTAGAGCAAAAGGTAGAAACACCAGAAGATGACAACAAGTTAAGAGCTAAAATAACAGAACTTGATGCAAGTGTTCAGGAAGAGCAGAAACTAACTGTAGATGAAAAAGCATTAAAAGACAGACTTGATGATGCCCACGCTAGTAAACAATTTAACCATGAACAGCATGAAGGAAACAACTTTACAGCAAACTCCAGAGTAGCTACTGGTAAGCCATTCTCTCTTAAATACAGAGTTAATATGCAAAAGGTGGCTAATAAGCTAAGAACCTATCTTATTAAAGACTTAAAACTCAAACCAGAAATGGTTGAGTTGGTTACGCAAAACGTCATAGACCCCAACGAAAAAACTATAACATTTGGAACAGAGAAAAGAGCAGGTCACAACAAGCGTGTTATTACTCTTGCTACTGAGTTATTTGATGCTGACTCATTTAAGAACAAAGAAGGTCTAAGGGAAGTATATAAGCGGCTAAAGGGCATACTAAACCATGAAGTTATACACTCACTTAGAGCGTTAGGTTTATTTACAGATGCAGAGTATCAGACTTTAGTTAACGCTGTTAAGTCTAGGAAAGTGTCTATCTGGAGAGAGGGAAAGCTTCTTCAAAGAAACTACACATACTTTCAGCAGTCAGCAAGAATTTATCAGCCAGGCAAACCTATTGAGCAGATGAATGAGAAAGAGCTATCTGAATATAGAGAGTTAGTAGAAGAAGAAGCAGTAGCTGAAATGTTCCGTGATTACATGGATGACAAGCTTAAAGTAGGTGGTAAGCCTCAAAATCTATTTCAAAGGGTAATAAAGTTCTTCCGTTCATTGTTTATGTCTCATAATGACAATGGTTTTGAGACAGTAGAAGATGTGTTTGATGGCATTAAGTCAGGTAAAATAGGAGGCACAAGGAAAGCCAAAGAGCGTTCTGCCACTGCTAAGACAATGTACTCTAAGATTTCAAGAGGCAAAATGGTAAATGGTAAGTTTATAGACGAAAAGGAGTTTGTAAAACAACTAGGCAAGATGTCAGGTTCTATCCTTATGGATAAAAAAATTAAAGACAGAAAGATGAGTAAACTGGCTTGGATGGATAAAGATAAAAAAGAGACTGACTTCGAAGATCAAGAACTTCCTATGGGTATAGATAACGTTCCTGTAAATGAACCTAATCCTAAGTACAAAGGCAGAGATTTGCCTGATCTCATAGCAGAGATGGAAAAAGATGGTTTGAAAGTTAGCCCTATAACCAAAGAATACCTGAAGATAAGAGATGACTATTGGGCTGACCCAACATCTTTCCCCACAGAAAGCGATATAGCAAGTTTATACTTCAGCAGTATAGATGACATATTGCGTGAGCGTGTTTATGACAGGCTAATTGGTTCTGAGTATTTACAGGAATATGGCATTAATCCTCAAAATATTGATTCGATAAAAATTATACAAGAGGACATGTATAACATAACTCAACAGCAATTAAAGCATTTGCCTGACACTATACCTGTATGGAGATTGGGAACTGTTGATGACAAAGGTCTTTATACAGGGGCAGCGCATGACTACGCTCTTAACAAAGAAGGTGCAAGAGCAGGAGCGTTCCTTTCTATGCCTCAATTACGTCAAGAGTTCGTAGAGGAAAGAGGTATTGAGCCAGAGATACTCCCTTATTTTGTAGATAAAGAAGATATAGTTGTAGCTCCACAGTTTGGTAAAGGAGACATCTTTACTAACGATAAAGAGCAAAATGTTATAATAAGACCTGAAAATATAATGAGAGATGACATAGATATGTACGATAAAATCTATGGAGAGACTCCATTAAAGTTGAGAAGAGCTATAGGATTGTTAACAGAAGATGAGTACAACGCTTCTGCTCTTCCAGATATAGATCAAGAAACATTAAAGTTTATAAACTCTCTACCAATTATTAACGGAGAGCCAGAGCAGAGAAAAGCAGAGCAGATAATTCGTGATTATACAAATGCCAGAATGAAAAGGTCTGGAGAAGACTTTAGAGTTGATTACAGACTTAACAGACCAGAGGACTTTGAAAGAGTTGCCAGAATAATGGCAGCAGAAGCACAACTTGCTCTAGCTAAAGATGGAAATGCCATAGGTTGGTATAATGAAAAGTTAACATTAGCAAAGCAACTTTTCTCTATACTTCATCCTGAGATAACTTCTGATGCAAGGCATGAAGTAGCTTTTGACTATGCTTTGGCAGTCACTTCAAATGGTGAAGCTGTGCTAGACAATGCATCTCATGCTCTTAAAGCTTATAGATCATGGGCTAATACAGGTAAGTTTGAGATTAGAGGTTATGGCAAAAGAGTAGAAGCCATGCAAAAGTCATTTAAGTTTTTTAATATAATGAAAGACGAGTTGGGTGACGAACTAGCTATAGCTAAGTTTCTTGATGAGAAAGTTACTATAAAAGAACTTCAGGACAGCCCTTTTCTCAAAAAGTTAGATAAAGATTACAAATTAAACATAGCTAAAAATTTAAGCTCAGAGTTAAAAGATACTGTTGTTACCAAATCTATAGTGTTCGGACCTAAGATAGGTAATGGATTTTATCAGAACCTTAGAGGAAACTACGACAATATAACTATGGATATGTGGTGGCAGAGGTTCTTTAATAGAATTACTGGAAGCCCTTTCAGGTCAAGCCAAGATAAAACAAAAGTAAATAACTACAATAGATTTATAAACGCATTAAAAACTCCTAAAAGTCAGCTTACGAAAGTAGATAGAGATTCTTTAAGAATAGCCATAGAGGAAGTGGGTAAGCCTGTATTTAGAAATCAAAAGAATAAGTTAGATCAAAATGTAATAGATTTATCAAAAGCTTTTTTTGAAGAAAGAGAGAGGCAGTACAATAGAATTAGAGATGAGGGTACTAAAGGTCTTACAGGCGAGGAAAGACTTGCAAGGCAAAATGCAAATAGGGTAGCAGCAGGAATTGATGTAAGTTCTCCTCTGTCTAGAGAATCTGCAAATATGATTAATAACTTCTTCGGACCTATATTAGAAGCACCTGATAGTGGTGGTCACAGAACGTACATGAGAAACGCCACTAAAAGAGCCATAGAAATACTTGAAGAAACAGACGTAATAAGCAAGGGAGCATTAACAAACGCAGACTTCCAAGCATTAATGTGGTTTCACGAAAAGAGCTTGTTTAAAGCTTTAGGCGTTAGAGAGGGTCGTGGAGGTGAACACGACTATGTAGACGGAGCAATAGACGTATTAAGAAAGGAAGGAATAGAAAATGACGATATCGAAAAAGCACTCCCCCCAACAGATAGATTCCGTGTCACTGGTGGAACTGACCCCCGATCAGGAAATGCTAGGACTGTTCAAAGAGCTTCAGTCGTTAGGGAAAAGCTCTCAGAGTTCAAACCCCAAGAAGAAAAGAACAGAGACATCCAAGAACAGCAACAAGGAATCATTGATGAACGTGATGCCAGGAGAGCCGACCCAACAGTAAGAAGAAGTATAGGTCTACTTCCAGACAAAGAGATAAAAGAAGACAGAATAGAAGGCTCTATACGAGAAGATATACAGGCTCATCAACATAAAATGATGTACACAGCATCAGCTAACGCTATAGCAAACAGACTAATGGGTAAAGTTCCTGAGTTTATTCCTGTGTTTGGGAACAAGAAAATACCTTTTGTTGGATTTGATGAACAGAAATCTAAAGATTTAGCTGATTGGGTTGTTAGAAAATTCCAAGATAGAATGATACCTGCGGCAAGAATGGTAGATGAGCTACAAGAGAAAGGGTTTAAGCTTTCAGATGCTCTAGACCCAATACTCCAAGAGCAAACCATGAAGGGTGAAACAGGAGATAAGATAGAGCAGAGACACAAAGGAAGCTACAAAGACTTAATAGACGATATTAAGAAGTTAAACTTTACTGATGCAGAAGTTGATGACTTAAAGAGAGTGTCACGAGATTCTTCTGACTCAGATCAGAATGGATTTCTTGCAAACTTCCTTGATGAATTTACTCCTAGTTTTTGGAAGAAACTACTTTATGGAAAGCAAAGCAAGAATTTAGCTATGGCAGAAGCATATCTATATGCTTTACATGCCAGAGAAAGAAACAGGTATGTAACTAGTATAGACAAGAATAGAGTTAATAAGTTCCCTGATCGTGGTTCTGGAATGTCTAATGCAGAAGCTGATGCTATATTGGGTTGGTTTAGAAACAAAGAAAGTTCACTTGAACTTTTAAATGACATTAGAAATAAAGTAAGAGCTATAGTAGCTGACACAAACAAAATTCGTACAGATGCTGGTTTGCAAAGAATATTTGGTGAAGGCTCTGGTTGGAAAGAGTATGTACCGTTAAAAGGTGTGTTCCACACTGAGGATGAGACAGTAGATTATTCTAACAGAGGCTCATTTAATAAACCACTGTATGGCTCTAATGGTCTAGAAGACCTCCGTGTTAAAGGTCGAATGGATTACTCTCCCAATATTATAGCTAATCTTCTAACTCAAAACTCCAACTCTTTAATAAGAGGAGATAGAAATAAAATAGGTTTAACTATGCTTAACATGATTAGGCAAGACCCTGATATGCTAAAAGAGTTTGCTCAGATACAGGACATAAGACCAGAAACTAGAAGACTTGACGCTAGAACTGCCACCATAAGTAAGAATCCAATTAGCACAAGAGAGCTAATGGAGGACAAGCATATACTTGTGGTCAAGGAAAGGGGTCAGGAGATAGTGATTCGTTTTAATGATACTAGGATTGCAGGAGCTTTTAGAGGGGACACCACTGGTTCATTAGGAGAAAATGCTGATGCTTTCGTTAGAAAGATAGGTTTATTTAACAGATTTCTTTCAAGCATAAACACAACTTATAACCCTGCTTTCGTTATACCAAACTTTGTTCGTGACCTTCAAACAGCAGTTGTAAATATAGATCAGTATGAAGGAGAAAACTTAAAGGTAAATGTTGGGAAAAATGCTTTTAGATATTCAAGAGGTGTTATGAGAGCTATTCGTAGCAAAAATCCAGACACTACTTCTAAAGAGGCTAAAGCATATTTTGAGTTCGTAAAGTATGGTGGTAAGAATGTTACTAACCAGATGACTACCTTAGAAGATCAAGTCAATGACCTTGGTGGCATATTAAACGACATATCAGATGCAGGATTAAAAGGTAAAGCAAAAGCAATGTATGATGGCTTTGCAGGAGGTAGAGTTAAAAGTTTAGTGTCTCTTGTTGAAAACCTTAACACAGCCGCTGAAAACGGCATCCGTGTTTCTACATTTCAAACATTGTTAGATACTGGAAAGTATAGTCCAAGGCAAGCCGCTCTAGCCGCTCGTAACATAACAGTGAACTTTGCTAAAGGTGGAGATTACAAGCCCATATTTAACTCATTATACTTGTTTTATAACGCATCATTACAGGGTTCATTTGCCCTGTTACAAGCGTTCTCTAAATCTTCAAAGGTCAGAAAAATGTGGATGGGAATATTCTTCTTTTCATTTATGATGGATCAATTAAATGCCCTGCTTTCCGATGAAGATGAAGAAGGTAACCTAGAATATGATAAGCTCACTGATTTTATGCTAGAGCATAATTTGATTATACCTAATGTTGGTGTGAATATAGCCCAAGCAATCACAGGAGAGGATATAGAAAGCAAAACATTTGGTACAGTTCCACTGCCATACGGAGTTAATATGGCAACAAACTTAGGTCGTTCTTTGAGTAGAAGAATGAGGGGAGGCTATACTGCAGCCCAAGCAACCTCAAGCATCACTGGAACAACTTTAGAAGCAGTTAATCCTTTAGGTGGAGCAGAAAGCTTTTGGAACTTTGTAATGCCCACAGCCGTTGATCCTTGGATAAGCTTGGGTCAAAACATAGATTACGATAAAACACCTATATACAAGCAAGTGTCACAGTTTGCAGTCGGCACTCCAGACAGTCAGGCATATTGGAATAGTGCATCACCATTTGCTGTAGGCACAGCACAGTTGTTAAATAAGTTTGGTTTTCTCGGCATAGGTGGTGGCTCTGACGTTAGAGGTGGTATTCTTGATTTCTCACCAGATACACTAGACTTTATATTCGGATATTTTACTGGTGGTGCAGGTATGTTTGTTAAGAGGTCTTTGGAGTTAGGGTACAACATAGGGTCAGGAGAGGCTTTTGAAGCCTTTGAGGAGGGTCTAACTGGTCAAGAAGCCAGAGACTTCCTAAGAACAGTTCCTATTCTAAGAAGGGCAGTCTACTCTACATCAGAAAGAGAAGACACTGGTAACTTCATACGGAAAAGAAACGAAGTGTTTATAGCCAGAAAGGAACTTAAAGCTGCAGTTGAGTCTGGAGAACAAAGCGAAATACAAAGAGTTCGTCAGAAGTATCCCGATGAACTAAAGATATATGGAATTATAAGAGCAATAAACTCTAAGAGACAGAAGTTGACTTCTGTTAGAAATAAGATAATACGAGACAAAGACCTTGATGAAGATAAGAAAGAACTACAGCTAGAGCGTTTAGATAAAAATATACAGAAACTTATATCTAGAGGTAATCAGCTAATGAAGAATGTAAAGTTAGGTTACCTATCTGAACTGGGTGCTACCGATTAAGTTCATTTGAACTTTTTGTTATCGTCTTCTATTGCTTCTGAAACTGCACCTGCGTACCCTGCTATATCAATCCAAGTGTCGTCATGGTTCATGTCTTCCTTTGACCTAGCGACTTTCGCTAATATAAACAACACTCCAACATCATATACTGTTATGTCTCTTTCAAGATGACATGACCATAGTTCTGCTATTCGACTAAAGTTTGTGTAAGGAGTTCCGTAGCTATCTCCCCTTGCTCCCACAGTTTCCTGTGCTTTGCCTATTATATCTTCTTTCTTTGTCATTCTACTTTTACCTTTGTGAATAGTGGTGTCTCACCCATAAGCCTATCTTCTGCTATCTGGATGTAATCCTTGTTAAGTTCTATGATTGTTGCGTTTCTGTTTAGTCTATCTGCCACTAACCCTGTAGTACCAGAGCCACCAAAGGGGTCAAGAACGTAACCATCTTTAGGAGAACCTGCCTTGATACACGGCTCGATAAGATCAGTAGGAAATACTGCAAAGTGTGCTTCTTTGTATGGCTTAGTATTTACTGTCCATACTGACCTTTTGTTTTTTGTCTCTGGCATCATGTCACGTTCTCTAGTTAGACCATTGAATACATTCTCTTTGTCTTTTGAGTTATCTATGTTGATAGGTGTTTTACCACCCCATCGGTTCTGACTAGCTTCTTCCTGTATAGACTCATGGTCAAAATAATAATGTGAGTTTTTGCTCAGAAGAAATATGTACTCATGTGCTTTAGTGCATCTGTCTTGCACAGACTCAGGCATAGGGTTTGGTTTATGCCAAATAATATCCTGTCGTAGATACCATCCATCTTCTTGTAAAGCGAGTGCTACTCGCCAAGGAATACCCATTAAGTCTTTTTGCTTTAAACCATTAATTTTGTTTGCTCTATGAGGACTACTGTCTGGTTGGTCGTGTTTTGTGTTATGTAGTGTCTGTTTTACGTTGCTTCCACCATCTGCACGATAGTTATGGTATGAGTCCCCCAAATTAAGCCATAGAGTGCCGTCATCTCTTAACGTGTGTCTGACTTCACGAAACACCTCTACAAGCCGTCTGACGTAATCCTGTGGGGTCAATTCTAAGCCAATTTGCTCATCTTGACGTTTTGCACCACAAATTGGACATTCTTGGCGATAAATTGCATCTCCTACCACATCTCCATGTTCGTGCATGTTTGCATGACCAGTTGCAGTGTCTTTTGAAATCTTAGTTAGACGTTTATGTGGACAATTAGGGTCACCACCAATCCAAGTTCCAGTATTGTAGTCACGCAATCCGTAGTAAGGTGGAGAGGTGACCACAGTATGGAAGTGTTGCTTGGGTAGTTCCTTGAGAACGTCCAAGCAATTACCTATTTTGATAGTAATCATAGTAGTTCTGTATGTTCACGATAATCTAAAAGAATAGATTCAAACTTCTTCAGAGCAACCTCATTGGTTTTCAATTCACTTCTTGATTCTATTCCTAGTCTTTTCCTTAATTCATCAGCACAAGAATCTTCAGAGTTTATTTTTATATCCAAAGAAAAAGGGTTTGTGTCTGCAAGATAATCCCAAAACGTATTTTCCTTGCAAACCATTACTGCACTCTTAAATAATCTTTGCTTCTTGACTTGGTCTTCACTTAACTCTGGTTCGTCTTCATCATTAAGCTTTACCATAGCAACCATGTATCTACTGCCCACCCAATGCTGATGTAGTTCTTGTGGTACATCATCTGGATGTATACAAAGCCTCAAGTTAGTTCCGTTCTTG